TTTTAATTTTAAGTGTTTTATCTGTTTGTTTATTGTGATATTTTTATTTAATGGCGAAAGGAATTTGATATGGATTCATCATTAATATCTTCTGATATACCCGACTGGTCTCGTGAGCGCGGTAAGCGGTTTTGGTCACCATCTCGTAAGTTATTAGCTTCAATACGTGATTATCAGCGATATGCAGCTAATAAGGGTTTTCTAAATAAATTATTGAAGAAAATGACTGTTTTTCGTTACCGTTTTTGGTCTGTTATATCATGCGCTGATATCCCGCTAAACTGTCAGATTGGTGGCGGGGCATCAATTCCTCATCCTAATGGGATTGTGATTCATCATAAAGCTGTTATTGGGCCAAACTGCCTAATTCATCAACAAGTAACAATCGGTGTTAAACGCAACGGAAGTGGCGCCCCAATTATTGGGGGTCATGTTGATATTGGGGCAGGAGCTAAAATCATTGGAAATATCACCATAGGTAAACACGCATTAATAGGCGCTAACGCCGTAGTTACAAAAGATGTTCCAGATTTTGCTGTTGTTGCAGGTATTCCGGCAAAAGTGATTGGCTGGACTAATAAATGATTTACTCGCATCTTGCCTGATAATAATTAAGCTGAGCTGTCATTGTAGTTATTTGCTCGACGAGGGTGTAATAATTCCGTTCAGCGTCTTTAGTAAGTCTGGGGGAGGTTCCTTGGCCCATGCTGGTATCGGTTTCGGTTTCGGACACGTTATCGCTACCGGCTGCTGAACAGGTTGCATTGACGAGCAGCTGCTTAGACTTATCATTAACAGCATGGCGAAGATTATCAATTTCATTTCTGGCCTCTAATATAGTTTGGTATTGAATTGCGTCTGCTGTTGCCCATAGCTTCTCGTTTGCATCGAGTTCAGATTGTAATGATTGCTGTGTTTTTAATGCTTCGTCAGAGATAGCTCTTAACTGGTCGCTGTGTGCTGTTTTTAGTTCTGCAATGTCAGCGTTTAAACGCCAGCCATTAACCAAGGCACCAATAGCACAGCCGACAAGGAATATGGCTAGATAGGTTTTCATTCGTACTGTCCTGCCAAACAAAGATTATCGCGATTATCTTGCCTGCGGTTATATAAGCCTTGGATGAACTGACCACTCGCATATGACCAGTTCGGCTTGCCAGAGAAAGTCGTTGCCAGTAAGTCACACGCTTTCTTATATTCACCTTGTCTTGCGTATTTAGCTGACTGGCTGTTACACGCTTTAACATAGCCAACATTCCACGCAAGACTAGATAAGCCATCAAAAACAGTTTGCGGTGGTAGAAACCCAATACAGTCGATGAGATTTGTTTGAACCTTAATGACTGCAATACTCATTACCCGATCACATTTCTCTTTCGACCAGTATTCCCCCACTATCACAGGCTCATCAGTCACGTACTTTGTTATTCCGTGACATGCTGTAGGCAGGCCATTTGCCAGCTTGTCAGCATAAACCGTCATGCCTTCACTGCCACCTTCCCACTTGCTGAGAAAATCGAGCAATGGCTGACTGGCAAGAGCAAGACCACCAATAACACCGGCTATGATTCTCTTTTTCATTGGCTTTTCCTTAGGCAATAAAAAACCCGCCGAAGCGGGTTCTTCTGTTGTTAACATTTAAACTGCTGACCAATCACCTTCAACTACATTAACAAACGTTGCCACTCTATCGCCTGTTGTGAAATCTTCAGTAGTGATGCTTCCGGAATTTAAAGCAAGCTCAAACAAAGGTGTATCGTCTGTATCAAGCCATTTAACATTTTTGATTATTCCATCAAAGAATAAAGAATTTACATATGAGCATCCAAGAGTTCCAAATTCTGCTGTTTGTCCAGAGGTTACAGTCGCTAATATCACATGCTCTTGCTCATCGAGATAAGCACTAATATCGTCTCCGAGCCCGGTCGATACTCCATCAAATTTAACATCAGAGAACTTGTCCCCTAAATATGCAAGCATGTCATTCTCGTCAAACTCTAGTGGAGCCCTATTTCCTGCCGCAGCACCGCTATCCCTATCAATTAAGAATCGTCTTACACCACCAGAAGGGGCAGCAGAAAATGTCAGTTGAAGTTTCTGGTTAGATGTTAATGTAATTAATGGGAAAGTTACTCGCGCTGAGTTTGTTGCATTAAAAGTAAGCTCAAACACAGATGAGTCCGCTGTGGCATAAGCACCAAAACTGTAATTTCCGTCGATTAATTTGCCGCTAATATCATCCCAAACATATTGATTTTGCGTACCTGTATTGAGCGCCGGACTACCATCTTGTGGTCTGTAATATTCACTAGAATCTAAAGGATCATAGTTGACGGGCCACGTAGTAGGGCGATCTTGATGATAAAGCAGGTTATTTATGTCACTAACGAGGGGGAAGGGGGTGTCAACGGATTTTAATATTACTGTGTTTGCTGGAGTGTTTGCTGTAGTTGTCAGATTAATTACTGAATTATTAACGCTCAAAACCGGAAATACATCTAAATCCGACTCTGAAGCTTCATTTCTACCATACTCTATAAATGCATCATATGCACCCAATACACTCTGTGCATCCTCTCTGATGCCGATGTTATTTTTAAACAAGACATTCGTTCGTCCCAAAGTTATTGACGACCTTGTATAACTGTTACCTCTCAAAATGTTGTAAGCAAAAACCATCGGCAGGCAAGGAAATTGCCTAGTATCAGAATTGGCTGGGCCAATTGCAATATTCTGGAATCCCCCGTCAAAATCGTTATTCATAACAAAGCAAACATCTGACGCCTCGCCGTTCGACCCTAATCTAAGGTTAGGCTGATGCCCTTTGCCGTCTGATGACCATCCATTCCTAGACCTCATTTCATTTTGAATAACCCCTATACTGTCGTATTTACCCATTCGTATCGGGCCGTGCCAAGGGTAGTAGCTATAATGCACGTATAACTTGTGCCCATTAGCTGTAGCCACTGTTAAATCAATTTGATGAGTCCCATCTGACGCTGTGGTGGAGGTTGCATCTGTTCCTAGCGTGAACGTGTAGTCAACTCCAGAAACCAGCTCAGTATAAACGCCGCCAGAATCTCCAGACAATGGTGGTTCGTAGTCAAAAACGTGCAACTCTGAGGGATTATTGTCTATGTATATGTCTGTAAGAACCCGACTCGTAGTGACTCCATCCCCGTCAAAAAGTTGAAAATATTTATCTTTAGCCCCTTTAAGCCCAGTAAGAGCAAGGTTACTCTGCTTAATTGAGTTACCCTGAAAAACAGCTAACCTATAACCACCAAAAACTCCGTAGTTCTGCCAGTTTGTTATGCTGTTGTCTTGAATTAAAACGTTGGAAGTTAAGTTTGAACCGTCATCAGAGATGTTTATCCCTATCCCTACACCAGATAAAGAAGTACGCCACACTGTTACCCCTATAGATCCATCTCCCGCTATAGGAGTAACAGAAAAATCTTCCCCAACGCCAGTTTCAACGTCATAATTAGACTCAATATTTAACTCAAAAATTATTGAATCTTCACTTGGATGGCGCCAGTATTGTGCGTAAAATAATTTTTTACCTCCATCAGCGGGCGGCCTGCTAAATGTAATCTTTGGGTCTAAACCTGTACCAAAACCACCATATTGACAGCCTTTTTTAACGTAGAAGTTAAAATCATCCGCTACAACTGTCTGATCTCTTGCTATAAGAAATCGAGCGTTCTCGCCCTTCGCCAACATCGCTGCTTTTGCTGATGACCATTCGGTGTACTGTAAGCTACCAGTGGGCGCGCCAGTAAACGCACCAGACGGGTCAAGGCAAATTGTTTGTGTGCCAGCGTAAAATGTATCTGCATTTAGCGTTGTAAACGTATGAACTGCGAAACCAAGCTTACCAGTGGCGTGATGCTTGCACATAGATACCGCAGTGAATATCCCTTCATCTCCGTAAACATGCCCGACAACCCCACCTTGTGCTAAATTTGCGTTATTTCTACCAAACTCGCTACCAACGTTTTGTAATGTTGCACCCTCATCACCAAAAGCAGTCCAGAAGGAGCACTCCCAAACAGGGTTATCTATTCCGTAAAAGGTTGAGTCTGTAATCAGATCGATAACAACACCCATAGGGTTGGGCCTGTTGTCTGTTGATATCTTCATCTGCAAGTCAATGCGCGCTTTCTCATTAACTGTGATCGACTGCTCACGGGCAACAATGAAAGATGACTCCGTGATTAAATCACCCGTCCAGCCACCCCGCTTCCTCAAACCACCAAGCGCTAACTGAAGTCCTAGATTCATGTATTTTCTCCGGGCATAAAAAAACCGCCTGGTGGCGGTCTTTGTTTGAGTTATTGATTAAGTTAAATCGTTTTTCATGCATCAATGGCTGGATAAGCCAAGGCAAGGGCCTGTTGTGGTGTGGCGGTGCCTGTTTGCCTCATCGCATTCAGTTTGTTTTTTGTACCCACTCTTAGCTGCTCTATTTGTGGGGATAACACGTTGTTCCATTCGTTGGCGGTTGCGATGATGAATAGCGCCGCTTCTTCTAATGACGTTTCGCGTGCATTAAATTCTGCCACTATCATTTCATACCCCGTTGTATCAGCAGGGAATCCGGCATCGCGATAAGCTTTAGCCTGTCGCATTTTTTCGGTATAGACGGCCTCTTGCCCCTGAACGGTGGTGATGTACCTTGCTCTGGCATTACCGGCTGCGATATCGACATCATTTAAAAGCTGCTCAACAGCATCATCTAATGAGGAAAAACGGGTTTGTTTATACTGCATTGATCGTTACCTGGTAATCGAGAAATTCCACTTTTTTGATGGTGACGGTGTGAGAGCCAACCACATCAGATGAAAACTCAAAAACACCGTCATCACAAAGACCCACAGTCTGACCATCCACAAAAACCTCGGCGTCCATTGGAATAGATGAGAAAGTAACTTTTTCAACACCATCAGCCTGAATAATTGATTTATCAATATCGATATCACTTTCAGCACGCAGCTCAAGAGTGCCTTCCAACACGTCCACATAATATTTTGTGTCATCAATAAAGCCTTGAAATTCAGGACTGATTTTTAATACCTGACAATTCTCTGGTATGTCGTTTTCATGTGGGTATTTACCACTTGTTTGTAAAACGATTTCACCGGACGGATTGTAGATGACATAAAAATTAATATTCATCGTTTGCCGGCCGTAAGAACCATTGATTTGTATCTTGCATCATAATTACCCGAGTTAGAGGCTAATGATTGAATCGTGACTGTGAAATCTCCCGAGTACGTTAACGCATACGGAAAGTTTAAAACCATCATTCCAGGAATGGCGTTAGTGTTGCCTGAATTATCTACTAGATTAGATGCCACAACAAACGACTCGACCAGGACTTGAACACCATTTACTAAAATTCGCCAGCTAGCAGTCAAACTACTATAGTAGTTTGGTGCCCTTGCCATCGTTGCGCTCTTGAATTGAATGATTAATACTGAGCCGTCAACCACGTCAGGTATATTTATTGTTTTAGACAATACTGTTGTATATCCAAGACCAATTGCTGTCGTACTAGAGCTATAAGCTCCCTCACTCAAAATAATGGACTGGCCGGCAATCTTTAACGTATCAACCTCAGCATCACCGATGTAAGCATTTTTGATGGCCGCTGGCCCCATATAGGTACTGATATTCGCGGCGGTGATTTGGTCAATGCTGGCAATGTCACCAAGACCGACAATATTGCTTGATGAAATATTGCCACCGGATGACAAAACCACATCGCCACTATCGTTATAGATAGTGATGCCCTTAGCGACCATATTGCCGTTTTTATCGACATAAAAAACGCCATTGGCCGCATCTTTGGCCCCAACCCCGTACCAGATCGGATAATCACCCTCACTGGACACTTCCACACGATAACCCAGCGTGGACGTGGTTTTGAATATGCCACTTGTGACCGTACCAAGCACAGCCGATATTGCGGAAAGGTTCGGGACCGTAATTTTCTCAGCCGTTACCGCATTCGCCTTTAACATCGGTGTTTCGATAAAGTCATCATGAATGACGGTGGCGACAACTTCTGAACTTTTAGCATTGACTTCATCGCTAAATATCAGCTCATCTTCACCCCAGACATCGACTCCGGCCAGACGGATATACCACCGCTCACCATAGACCACAGGTAAAGAGTAAATCAGGCTCCGAATATTCGGCTCTATCAGATTACTTGTGCCAGGTATAAAGCCTTCTGTTTGGCTGGCATATAGCCTGATATGGTCGAAATCAGCCTCTGTCGGTTGCTGCCACTCAATCACCAGCTGGTCAACAATGCTTCTGATCGTGACACCCGTGATTTTCTGAACCTGATTGTTTTTAACCCTTAGCGTGGTGCCGGTATCGCTCAGTACGCCATTTCCATTCACCGAATAAACGGTGATATCAAATTCGCGGCCAATGCCATACGTGGCTGCTTGAGCATAGGTAAAAGAAAATTCGGTTTTATTACTGTTTTCTGAGTATTTCACCTCACCGATGAGATCTGATACTTCAACAAACCAAGCCGCTGCCGTAGGCTGATCTGACCACTCCACTGTTGCTGACGTGCCGACAAAAGGCGTTTTTAGTACCAATCCGGTCGGTGGTTCAGGCTTGGCAAACTCAGAACCCACCTCTACTTGCCTTTGGAACCACTGGCCTATTTCATCGTTTTGTGGGGCAATTCGCACATCGACTGTGCCAGGTAATACGGATATCGTGACACCATTAGTGGCAACGGTTGCCGCTCTACTCCATGTCGCGCCTTCGTCATAGGAAACATCAACCAGATAGCGTAATGCCTTTGCCGCTGGTGACCATGAAAGCATTAACTTAGGATCGGTTACTGTACCTGTTTGCACCACAATTAAATTCGTGATCGCAAAGATAGGCTCTTCTTTTGCTTCCACGGCGGGCGTAGTAACTATCGTGCCGTTATTGATTAACTCATCAAAGGTATGAACAATCGGGTTATCCAGCACAGTACTGATCTGCACTTCCATATCACCGGATGATTGCACGTTCTGGACCAGCATCGACCGTGGAATAGAAACAGGCGAAGAAAAGGTATAGTAGGTTTTTTCTTTGTCATCACCCGTGTATAAATACTCAGGCAATGTGCCAAGCACTGTTACCTCGTTTCTGTTCGCTTCTGAGGTACATTCAAACGGCTCACTAGCAACACCATCATCCTGTCTAAATAGAATCTGGTGTGAACCTGTCAGCTCAAAATCTACCGGCTCGGATAGTGTGATTTTATTGCCATCCACAGCAACAATTTCACCACCTTTACCCCATTTAGACATATCCTGAGAGACAATCGCCCCATCGAGGTAATCCAGTACGCGTCCATCAAGTTCTGTTTTAAAATCGGCACTAATATTTCGATAATACTGAACCGCCGCCATAAACATGGCTTCACGATGCGCTTGCATCCGATTTGTGCAACCAAACAAAGACACTTGTTTTGGCCTTTCTGCTGGGCTACCTGGTACCGCCGCAATGATTGGATCTTCTTCCCATGTGTTGGGATCGACATACTTAACTTCTACCGAATCGTCGGCATATTCATCTGGCGTATGGTAAGTCACATTCATTGAGCCAGATAAAATATTACGGCCATTAAACATATAGACATTGGCTGGCGTTGGGCCATCACGGATAATGTCAAACTGATCGCCGTATTGATACGGATAAGCACGGCCAACCAAACAAATCTTTTTCAGCGCTTCCCATAGGGTGATCTTGGTATCAAACTGACCATCAAAGTAATCGCCACGGGAAGCCCACAAATCATCTAGCGTTTTGAGCTTGGCGAGTGGTAAGTTTTTATCGGTATATAAGCCACCATATTCGGCTTTTAACGCATCACAATAAGCCCATGCGATACTTCGCGTTGCCTGCTCTGGCAGCCATTGTGTACCGTCCCAGATAGGCAGTTTTCTTGTGGCAACCAGATTAAATAATCTTTCATTTTGATTAGAGAGGTTATCGGTAGCTCTGGCTTTAACGGCCCATGTGGAGTGATTATACGTCTGATTAGATTCAAGATAGGCTTTTAAACCTACCCAGCGTATTTCGTCAGACTGCTTATAATCATTTACGGTGTTGTTATTTCGCTTACCTCGAACTTGGACACGGCCTGTTGTTGTTGTGATCGCGCCTTTTAGTGTTCGTCTAATCGCATCAACCGTTGCATTGGTATAGGTTTGATGCTTAAACAGTGTCCATGAACCAACCCCAGTGCCATATTCATCCACGTCTTGATATTCAAACTGAACAACCACTGAACGTTGATCTAATCCACCATCATCATTGGCATAGTACAAACCTTTAGGAATAACGAGATCAATCGCCAACTCTTCAGCGACCGTATCGACATCATTCGCTATAAATGGTCCTGTCCATCCAGAATAGTCCGCTTCATTAGGTGCGTACAACGTGGCATTGGTGACATCAGGTGACACATTAACGGCATCACGAAACAGTGTGATTTTTTGACCAGGTGAATAAAAGGCATATTCCACCTCATCGAAGTTAGCAATGGGCGTGTCGCCAATTTTTAGCGCTTCATATTCATACTCGCCCTGTCCGATGGCAAACAGCTGATACAAATACTGATCATCACCAATAAATTCCCGATATGGTGATGATGCAAAGTCAGGGTAAATTCTATGTCGTCCATACCTGGCCGGTATCGGCTTGTTAAGACGTGCCTTATTGCCTCTGGCATCAATGTCATACGTGGGGCTTTGCTCAGGTAAGGTGTCGCCAACATCCACGGTAGGGACGGATATCAGCGAATAAGCCACCACGGCTAAGGCAATAGAGATAATGATCGCAATGGTAAATGGATCAAAGCCATGAACCCGTGGACAAAGCATAATCACATCGCCTTTTTCAATGATCTTACTTTTCCACTCGCCTGACTTAACCTCATGCCCATTCAGGTAACACAACACAGTCTTTGTTGGTCCTTGATAGGTTCTTGACGCTTTGCTGAGTGTTTGATCAATGGTGTGACCAGCATCAACATTGATCTCATCGCCATTGTGAGCATTCAGCGGTGACTCTAAAACTTTAATTAATGCTGTCATGAATACAAAACTCGAATCGTTTAAAACCCAGTGTTTTTAATTTATCTAAAGACTCTTTACAGACTTCAACTCCATCTCGGGCATGCAAGACTCCACCATCGACAAAAATGCCGATATGGTGAATAAGCCTGTCTTTTGACATCAGCACCAGACAGCCCTCTTTTGGCTTGTCTAACGCTATCCAATGCCCCGTATTTAATTGCTCTTCTACCGCCAGGTGAAAGGCTTTTTTATCGTCTGTATGAATATCGATATAACGCTTCACCTCAATACCGTAATGCGTTTTTAAGCAGTGATTAACCAGCCCCCAACAATCGTATTTATCTGGCCCTGTAGCGTAGGGTTCCCATTCAAGACCGACATAATTAGGCCACCAAGGCATCACGCTAACCCCGGATGAGTTGAAAGCTTATAAACGATCGATGGAAACGCTTTATTGACCACGTCGGCAAAAGTGGCCGAAAACGTGACCGATTCATCAATGGACTTAGGATTGATCACAGTCATTGTGATGGGATCTGATGCTGGTTTACTTAAATCACCTGACTCATACTCACGAATCGTGATCTTTACAGGCTCACGATTGGATTTAGCCTGTAATTCAAGTTGTTCATTAATTTCAAATGACGCCCCGTAGATAGTCACGGACATATCCTGTCGGCCTTTAACACCCTTTTCAGGTAGTGACACCTTAAATGCCGCTGCTTTAAATGTGACCATTTCACCGGCGTTATAAGCTGCGTCATCTTCTAATCCCGCGGTCAAATCATTCCAGCCCTGCACAAGTCGGTGAGCCACCGGAGAAAATGCCGGATTACTCAACTCAATGGTGAGGTAAAGAATCTTGTCTTTTGGATTCGATGCAAATATCGTATCTATTGGCCTGCTCATACGGTTTCTACCTGCATGCTGACTCTAAATAAACGGCCACGGATCGGCGTTTCAGGTGATACCTCAATGATTTGAACCGTTACATTTGACTCAACCCCGTTTTCAATAACGGGTACCGTTAAATAATTCACCCCGCCATTGAGATCGTCATCCCATAAATCATTCCAGATAGCCAACTGCTGTAAGTTCATAACAAAGGACAAGCTGTATTCATCAGGTACGTTCTCAAAACGTTTTCTGATACGTCTCGGTCCTTGCTCTGGCTTGGTGATCACCCGGCCATCGCCGCGTTTTCTCTGGTACCCACTCACAGACGCTTTAGGCAGCGTTGAAGGCCATGTAATTGTTGCCATTACCTTCTAGCCCCTTGTGCCCGTTTAACGCCGTATATGCCTTCCATTGCTTCAGCTACGTTGCTGCCACCTTTAACAATATCGGCGGCCACAGCTTGTCTAGCCTGTTGAACGGCTTCTGCAATGATTTGACGATCACCATTAACTGTTTTATCTGACACCACCTTGAGAGGCGGTCCGTTGTTAATAATCGTGACCGAACCTGTTCGACTGGAATTTGAACCTTGATTTTTAGTCAGATCCGTAACCACCTCATTTGGATGAAGCATGGCGTAAAAACCACCCTTACCGTCCTCACCACCTGAGCGCGAACCATAGCCAGTAAAACCACCGCCATCAAAGCTAGGTAATGACGTGCCTTTGATGGTGGACACAATCCCTGCCGTGGCTGAGATAACCGTTCCCATCGCTGGTAGATTGGCTGGGAAAGGTAAAGAGGCGGCATTAGCGATACCCTGCTGAATCTTCACAATAGACTCAGCAATGGCAAAGGCTTTAGACGCTGCAAAGAGCGCCTTATAAATGCCTGACTGCTCACCACCAAAGGTTTTGGCGATATCAGCCAAATTACCAAACAGCGCCGTATTGGTTTGAAGAATCGCCTGTGTTTTCTGATCTTCCAGTGACTTAAGGCGCTGATTACGCGCTGTTGCCAATTCTTCTTCAAGCGCGGTTCTTTGCTGTTCAGTTAAGGCAACATTTTCAAGAATAATCTGACGGCGTTTCTCAAACTCATCACGAACGCTTTGCAGTTTCTCTTCAAATGTGAACGCCTCCACATCATAGCCAGAGGTCACTTGATCCGAATACTTCTGGAATAACTGATCTTGCAGTTTTGCCTGAGCGTCACTACCTGGCGTGGTGTTGTTATTGATTAAATCAAGTTGAGCCTGATATTGATTGGCTAGGGTAGTATTCGGGTTTAGCTCATCACGTAGTTTCTGGAATTTATCCAGATTTTCCAGCTCTTTATCGAGTGATAAATTCAGCTGATCAACCGCTTGTTTTTGGTTGTAATACGCTGTCGTTGTGTCGATGATCTTCTGTTTTCGGATTTCATCTGCCTGTGACAGCTTGGTCCGTGTCAGCAAACCATTTTGCATTAAGGCGTTATGCACCTCTAAGGCTTGGCCTTCCAGCGTTAATGCCACTATGGACTGCTGAATAGAAACAATCTGATCATCTAATGCTTTAGAAAACTGTTTAGCCTGATCCTGAAACTGCTTTTGTTCCTGTTCGCGTTTTTTATCCGCTTGCAGTTTTTCTTTTTCGGCCTCAGTCAGCGCCTTATTGGCATCCACCTTGTCATAAAGTGCATTGGTTTCATCGACTAATCTGGCTTTTTCTTCCTCTGAAATTTTAAGCCCATCCAGAGATAAAATAGCCAATTCACGCTTACTTAAACCGACTTCTTTTTGAGCCTGTTTTACATCAGATAATTTATTTAAAAACTCTTCTGAGTACTCAGTTTCAGGTGATAGTCCAGCCTGTTTGGCTAATTCATCATTAGCCGCATTGATATCACTGATTTCTTTTTTGTAACGTTCAACAATGCTTGTCAGGGTAGTTATCTCACCCTGCATGCGTTTAAATTCTTCGCTGTTTTTAGAGTGACCGCGAGACATTTGACCGCTGGTATTTAAATAGCGTTGCGCGGCGCTCTCAGCCTCGGTTAGCTTTTCTTCATAGTTTTCAAGACTGGTGTTAAGTTGTCTTAATCGAAGCTGACCAATTTTGCCGTCCAGCTCAAGCAAGGTTTTTTCAAAGTCTTCGGTTTCTTCTTTAGCGAATAACGTAGAGGCCGCATAAGATGCCGCAGCCACCCCAGCAGCGGTTAATACCACCGGCCAACCACCCAGCACGCTAATAGCCGCCGCACTGGCTGCGCTTAACCCTCTGACCGCTGCAGTTGTTTTATTAATAGGCGCAGCCTGTGCAGCGCTTCTTAGCACACCAAAACCAGCAGGATATTGATTACCTGCTACGCCGCCAAACATACCCAGACCAGGAGCTGAACGCTTAGCAACCGGGGTAAAGGCGGTCGCTGTTTTTAACGAAGTGGAAGCGGTAACTGCAGCACCATTTAGGGCTAAAATCTCTTGTCTTACACTTCTTACCTGACCACGCAAAGAGACAAAGCCATTAACAATCAAACCACCGGCTTTAAACGCCAGGTAAGTTGACACCAACACTTTACCCGCAGCCGTTAAATCTTCGATGGTTTCTACAACACTATCAATGGCCTCTTCATTTTCAGCGAAGGATGACAACGCCTGAGCAATATTATCGATGGTTTCTGCAAACTCATCAGTACCATAACTCAGCTTTTCATTCACTTTTGACAAAGCACGGCTAAAGCCCGAATTTAACGCCGTCGTGGTTTGCTCAAGCGCCCGTGGGAACCCTCTGAAAATCAGATTGATTTCATCCGCCTGACTATTGATGGCCGTAAAGACCTCTTTGGATAAAACGCGTCCCTCAACCACAGCAAGCCTTAACTGACCCACGGTCGTATTCATGCCTTTAGCAATCTGGAAAGCCAGCTCAGGCACGTTTTCAACAATAGAGTTAAATTCTTCCGCTCGGACAATACCAGACGCCATTGACTGTCCAAACTGACGCATGGCGAACTTCATGTCATCAAACGATGCACCAGAAGTCACACCGACCTTTTGCACCAGATCCAGCATTTCGATCATCTGATCGTTATTTGCATCTAGTTCAGGGGCTACCCTTGCCAGGTTTTGAAACAGCTTGATGGTTTCTCTAAGCGATGTACCGTTACGCTGAGAAATCAGGAATAAACGACCGGATACGGCCTCATAATCACCCGTTGCAATGGTAGCGACTCTGATCCTTGCTTCAAGCACACGGAACTGATCAGCAGACGTGAGCGCCGTTTTACCTAGCGCAACCACTCCCGCAGCCACACCCACCCCAAACACTGTCCGCAACACAGAACTTGCTTGTGTAGCTGCTGACGATAAGGTGATCACACCTTGGCTGGCAGATACAGCACTTTTCTTTGTTTTGGCTAACGAACTTTGAGCGGTGCGATTGCTTGCAACAAAAGCACCGACATTATCCGCTTGCAGCCGAATACCAACGACAACTTTACTCGCCATCTGATGTCTCTTCCTGTGATGAAGCCGGGTGATTTAACAGTGCTGATTCCAAGATTCGTATCTTGTTAAGCAGCTTTTCATCCCATGTGATGCTTAATGTTTCAGCCACCATTTTCACGGCTGGATAATCAAACCCCGTGCGGCCATCTGGCCCTTGTCGGAACTGCGTCTGACAAGCCATAAATAAATTGAAGGCATCAAGGTTTTCTTTGTATAAAACAGGGCGTGGACACGCCTTACATGGGGGAGAATGGGCATGTGATCGCTGGCAGAACTCAGCACAGTAAGACTCTGTTACCTCATCCTTAATCGGTGGCAATAACCAGCGAACACAATCTAGGAGTTTTTTCCTTGGTAGCCCTCTTGACACAACCAAAAGCCATCTATAAACGCTCTGGCTATGTATGGTGTTTTGAACACTTTTTTCAGGTTAGCTTTGGTGAATGGCATGGGCGATCCATCTGCTTCATAGATGTCATCCCAACCAAGTATTTGATCAATAATTTTCAAATCCTTGACACGGCTTTGACCATCAACTTCCTCTAACAAACCATCAGTTTCATAGACCTTATACTTAACCTTAACTTGGTGTTCGTCATGCTCTCCTGAACCATCCTCACGCGGGACAATGATTGTGACAGGCCATAAAAGCGATGTAATTTCAACGACTTTAAACATTTCTTTTTCCCATAAAAAAAGCCCGCATAAAGCGAGCTATTTGTCAGCATAAAAACAATGATCAGATTGTTTCGATTGAATTTTTAACCGTGACTTTTATACCGAGATCACTACCTTGAGCAAAGGCTGAAAAATCAACAGAGAAACTACGACCAGCAGGGCCTTCAACACCAGGCACAACCGGACCGAACTTTAAGTTAGGGATAAGGAACTCAATACTTTCATTACCCGCCGAGCCTAATCCATCACCTTTGGATAAGGTAATTTTCAAGCTGCTGGATTGATCGGCAAAAGCAAGATCAATCAATGCCTGACTCGCGGCGTTATATATACCGGTCATTGAGCCTGTAACCTTACCCCGCCCCTCATCAGCGGCTTGAATAGTGCCAAGTCCACCTACAACACGACTTTCATCAGGCTGAACTTCATTATCGATATTCAAGGAGATTGTTTTAGCATGAGCAAAGGCGCTGCCATCCACCTCTAATGCCGCACTAAACATAGATAAGGCGGTATGCCCATAATCTGTGGGCGTGGCATCAAGTGGTGTGGCTGACTTGGCGACTTTTTTGCCAACCGTATTAATGGTGAACTTACACGGACCTTTATCGGCAAACTCAAACGAACCCGCTGTAAAGCGTCTACCAAGATTTTGTGTATATCGAGAGGCACCAGCCAGGTTTGGACCGTTATCCAGCTCTAACAAGGCACCAGCAGGCAAATTACCAATAGTAAATTCGTGCGTGTATGGTCCCGTACCTGTTGTTGATACAGCACCTAATAGGTGTTTAATCAGGAAGCAATGACCCATCGCGTTTAAGTTGCCCGTTAAATCACCATCATCAGTGATATCACCCAACATCGACTCATTTACGCCGCGACCCGCGCCTATGGTTTCATCTTCAATCAGCTCTTGCGATTCTGTTAAACCAAAGGTCACTAAATGCAACTTCACACCATCTGGTACCGCTGGCGCTTGTCCGAATGCTGTCTCTTCAAACAGGGTAAAACCTGCTTCACTACCTTTTGGATTTCCCATCTATTATTACCCCTTATCAACTTTGTTCAGATTTGAGGCGCTTTCCTGACCGGGTGTTACTTGCGTAAACCCTTTCACCTCCGTTAACCGTTTTGCTTCCTGACTGGATACCGAATAAACCTTGCCAGCCAGATAATTACCGCATGCCTTAACACCTGGTTTATTCAAGACAACATCAACCAGAGCCGCTTCCTGCTCTGTCACAACCGCTTTTGCCATAGGATTTTCTCCAAAAAAAAGGGCGGTACCTTTCGACACCACCCTTTATCTACATTAAATTTTTTATCGCTTTGCAGCGCGACTCAATCTGTAATTCATTTCCTGCGTAAACACGACAGGCACCCGTGCTTTTGCCACCAATTCAGAGGCGTGAATATCCCACATTTGAGGAACAGCCACTGTAATCGCTTCGTCAATAGGTAACTCACTGCGATTAGGCAATGGCCCTCTTCTGGGTACCCCCTTACGCCGCCTTACCTTTCTGATGGTTTTTCGATAGGTAGTGAACACCCCAACGTGACCGCTTTTCATGGTCGCCACAAATGCATGCTTTAAAATTTGTCGTGGTTGCTTCTTCTTTACCTTAACCGTTACCCCTTCACGTTTTTGGGTGGGGTTAAAAAGCGATAAAGCCAAGCGCACATCGGCTGATGTTAATTGTGAAGTCAACGTATTAAAGTTTGACCGCTGCACACTCATGGTTTTTTTAATATCACGTGCTTTTATTGCATATTCAGACGTGATTTGTTTCGATGTTTCTTTTCTAACAGTAACAATAGCTTTGTTCAGCGCCGCATTCATCGCGGCTATGGCAATTTTAGGATCAAATTGCTGTTTTGCCTTATCAAAGTTACTGACCAAAACATCCATTAAAATTAATCCCTTTCACGCTCAACCTTGTATGTCGAAGCCCATATCACCTTGTCACCGCTGATATTAATAACCCCACCTTCAACAAATTCCACAAAACCATAATCACCCGGCATTTTCCAACCAAGTAACGCTTCATCGACCTGATCTTTCAGATCTTCCATCGGCTCTTGCTCAGTCTCAAGATTGATATTATCGGCCATCATTAATAAACGAAATTTATCCAATCCCCACTGCTGAACAGAGCCAATCGTTGTACTCTCTTCTGATTTTTCATCTAAAGCATGCACAAAACAGATAGGCGTACCCGTTATGATCTCATCATCATCAATAGCCATTAAATCGGTTGCCGGTTCGACACGCTCTTCAAGTAAGGCCACCTCTTCTTTCAGACGCTTGATGATAGGGATTATTCTCATAACACTTTATCCAGCAGCACATTAACCCAAGTTGCACCATCCGGTTCAAATCCAGACACTTTGTATGATTTAGCGAGGATAGTCACGATCATGCCACGCTTAAACAGCTTGGCATTGTCTGTTGTGGTACCGGCAGCAATTCTGTCACCGACTTTGATTTTTACCCCTTCGTCGTTTTCATACTCAGGGCCAATCTCAAAAACAACAGGCACAATGACACTCTCACCATCCACCGTAATTTCAGCTTCATCACTAAAACCGGCATCAAGACAAGCCTCATCTAATTCTGATGTATCAAACGCCATGTTGTTAACTCAACATCGCTTCGACACTGGTGGTCACACTGATTACCTCTTTACCTAGAGAAAAATCAGATCCAGCTAAAGCATTAATGGTTTTACTGCCACCACCTTCAAAACTAAGCGTTACCGTTCCAGCAGATTGCATTCGCAATACATTTAAATCACTGTTGGAAATGTCGTAGTTAGTAAACGTTGCCTGTGCAGTATCTTTGTGTAGCGGGAAAGCTTGTATTAAGCCGCCATACTGATAATGAAGCATAAAATATCCTCTAAACAAAAAAGCCCCTAAAACGGGGCTTTTTACTAGACCAGGAGCAATTTACTCGCCTTTATAGGCTTTCCATGCTGCATCACGCTGTTCTTCTGTGATATCCGCTCCCAACTCGGCCTCAATCACTTTAACGACCGGCAGACCTTCATCAGTCCATAGGTCTTCATCATCAGGATCTAATTGCGTAATGACATCGATAATTTGCTGCTCAGTGATTTGATTATCACCATCACCATCACCATCACCATTAGGCTCTGGTTTAGTCGCCTGTTCATACAAGGCTTTTAAGTCTCTGGCTTTCGCATCAGATGGAAACTCAACATTTAATGCTTTCAGCTCAATTTTGTACCAATCCATCGTACCCGGTTTAGGCGCTTTATCACCGCCATTATCTTGAGTAAACTGCCCTTCAATGACCACGTTTTTAGGCTTTTCGGCTTTACCACGCTTTAACAAGTCATCAGCAACTTCATCTGGCAAGTTGACGTCACCCGGACCGGCCACTTTTTTTTCACCTTTCACTTTATAGTGAATTTGTGTATCTACTTTAACTAACATAGAGATCACCTCTAATTAACTGGGGAATAACTGAACCGGATTAACGCACCGTGGCACAGAAGGTGGCATTGGGACGATAAGGCACAGGAAGCGGAGCTGATTGCATCAATAGAATGCGTAATGAAGGATCATTTTCCACCCATGTTTTAGGGAAGAACTCCATTGCCATAAGCGCGTCTTCATCTTCAATCGCACCAAAATGACGAACACCTTCCACACTGTCACTACCCAGAATAACGGTGTAGTCAGGGATCATCGGTGTTTCAGCGTTACTCTCAGGTTCAACATACCAGTCGGCATACACCCAGTATTGAACGTTGTCGATACTACCTTTATAACTCAGACCCAATTTAGCCATAGCTGACAAGGTCATTGAGTCAGGCGCGCCCAGTGTTTTATCAATGTTTTTGATAAACTCGGGATCTTGCTTTAAAAGTCGATAGGCTTTGGTGTCCAGCACGACTTTATCAACAGCTCCACCGCCATTTTGTAATACTGTCAGAGACCAGTCTTCTAAATCCGCCATAGGCGATACACCAGAATCACCCCATTTTGAACCGGCACTTAAGGTTATGGTATGGGCAGGATTACGCTTAAAGTCAACAATCTGCTCAGGATAGTCCTCACCTTTAACGGTGACTTTACCCGTACGCATGGCTTCTGAGGCCATGACTTCCTGACGGCGGGTTAACATATCCACCTGGTCGGTTAATTGATTGTTTAAATGCACCATACGGCGCTGTTTCATGGTCATATTGCCGCCCAGCTTTTCACCCGCAAGGCGCTTGTTGGCATCACCAGGACGAAGAACGCGCTTATCTTTGACATAAGCCGGGGTAAAGGTGTTAGTAAGTCTACCAAGCCCTTCAACAATCTTACCGGCGACAGAAGGTGACACAAAGGGTGAAATACGACGCTTACCATTAGCGACATCAAATTTGATTTGTGCCTCTTCAGACACATCCACCATTGGGAAAAACAGGGATAACAACCCAGTTTGAGGGCGAATCAATGTAGGCACTACCCGCACTAATCGCTGCGTATTAATATCATCACTCATTATTAATCTCCAGACATAAAAAAAGGCCGTTATGGCCTTTATGAGTTAAGTTAATTTCGTTGTTTAAGCGGGAACGGCTTCTACGATAAAGATGCTCAGATCACGGAATGCATCACGTGTAGATGCCGCTGTATGACCGGTACCAAACGTGAGCTTGTTTGAGTTGAAGTCACCCGTAATGTAAGCGATAGTTTCAACATCACCGCT